ATTCTTTATTTAATTTAACTAAGATATACCAACAAATAGATTGGAATGCCGATATTAGACACAGTAGTGTTATAACACAAGGATCTTTTCAATGGGTTGGAGGAATAAAAGATACAGAAGTAATATTTGTTCCAAATAAAAACGGTAGATTTTTTGTTTCTTGGGTTCCACCTGCTAGATTACAAAATAATATTATAAAAAAATTAGGGAAAAAATACCCAGCTAATGAAACTTTAGGGGCATTTGGTTGTGACCCTTATGATATATCCGGTACAGTTGATGGCAGAGGCTCCAATGGATCTTTACATGGTTTAACTAAATTTAGTATGGAAGATGTGCCTCCACATCATTTTTTCTTAGAATATATTGCTAGACCACAAACAGCAGAAACCTTTTTTGAAGATGTATTAATGGCTTGTATATTTTATGGAATGCCAATATTATGTGAAAATAATAAACCTAGATTATTATATCATTTTAAAAGAAGAGGATACAGAGGTTATGCAATGAATAGACCAGATAAAATATATAATAAATTATCTGTTACTGAAAGAGAAATTGGTGGTATACCAAATTCAAGCCAAGATATTATACAAGCGCATGCTGCGGCAATCGAATCTTATATAGAGGAATATGTAGGATTAAAAGAAGAAGGAAATTATGGAGATGTATATTTTCAACGTACATTAGAAGATTGGAGTAGATTTAATGTGAATAACAGAACTAAGCATGATGCCTCGATTAGTTCGGGATTAGCAATTATGGCATGCAATAAAAATAAGTATAGACCAGTTCCTAAACTTGTAAAGCAAGAATACGATTTAGGAATTAAAAGATACGACAATACAGGAGCACTATCCAAAATTATACAATAAATGAAGATAAACTATAATACTAATAGTCCTTTTCCGAGTCAAGTAGTAAGTGACGCAGAGAAATCAAGCTGGGAATATGGAGAACAAGTAGCTAGAGCTATTGAATACGAGTGGTTTAATCAGGGTCGTACTAATGGGAATAGATATTTAACTACATGGAATAACTATAATAGATTACGGTTGTATGCAAGAGGAGAACAACCTACCCAAAAATATAAAGATGAATTATCTATCAATGGTGATTTATCATATCTTAATTTAGATTGGAAACCTGTTCCTATTATATCTAAATTTGTAGATATATTGACTAACGGAATTTCTGCTAAAGATTATGATATAAATGCATATGCCCAAGACCCAGAATCTTTAACTAAAAGAACAAGTTATGCTAAAATGTTAGCAGAAGATATATTTGCTAAAGATACGATGAAGCAGATTACTGATCAACTTGGTTCTGATTTATCGCGTACTAGTATATCACAAGAAGAATTGCCTACTACAAAAGAAGAATTAGAGCTTCATATGCAATTAAGTTACAAACAAGCTATAGAAATTGCAGAAGAAGAAGCGATTAATCAAATATTAGATCAAAATAGATTTGATTTAATCAAACGCAGAATGAATTATGATTTAGTAACTTGTGGAATTGCCGCATCTAAAACTAATTTTAATTTAGCCAATGGAATAACAGTTGATTATGTTGATCCAGCTTATATGATTTATTCTTACACAGAAGACCCAAATTTTGAAGATATATATTATGTAGGGGAAGTGAAAGCTGTTACAATTCCAGAACTTAAAAAGCAATTTCCTAATATTCCAAATGAAGAATTAGAAAAAATCCAACAACAAAAAGGAAATAGAAATTATTTATATGGTAATGGGGCATTTGATGAGAATTCAATTCAAGTATTATATTTTGAATATAAAACATATAGTGATCAAGTATTTAAAATAAAAGAAACGCCTTACGGGTTAAAAAAAGCTTTAGAAAAACCTGACACTTTTAATCCACCATTAAATGATAATTTTGAAAGAGTTGGTAGAACTATAGAGGTTTTATATAAAGGAGTTAAAGTTTTAGGAACTAATACTATGTTGCAATGGGAAATGGCAGAAAACATGACTAGGCCTTTTGCTGATACTACTAAAGTAGAAATGAATTATGCTATTTGTGCGCCTCGAATGTATAAAGGGCGTATTGATTCTATTGTAAGTCGAATTACTGGGTTTGCTGATATGATTCAGTTAACACATTTAAAACTTCAACAAGTTATAGCTCGAATAGTGCCGGATGGTGTATTTTTAGATATGGATGGTTTGGCAGAAGTTGATTTAGGTAATGGTACAAATTATAATCCAGCTGAAGCTTTAAATATGTATTTCCAAACTGGTTCAGTTGTGGGTAGATCTTTAACACAGGATGGTGAATTAAATAGAGGAAAAATACCCGTACAAGAATTGGCTACTAATTCAGGACAAGCAAAGATTCAAAGTTTAATTCAAACATATAATTATTATTTACAAATGATAAGAGATGTGACCGGATTAAATGAAGCTAGAGATGGTAGTTTGCCGGATAGAGATACTTTAGTTGGTCTTCAAAAAATTGCAGCACAACAATCTAATATAGCCACTAAGCATGTTAATAATGCTAGTTTATGGTTAACCCTAAGAATCTGTGAAAATATTGCTAAGAAAATTGGTGATATGCTAGAATATCCATTAACAGCTAATGCATTAAAACAAAGTATTTCTACTTTTGACACAGAAACCCTAAGAGAAATTGACCATTTATCCTTACATGATTTTGGTATATTTTTAGATTTAGAACCCGATGAAGAAGAAAAAGCTGCATTAGAACAAAATATTCAAGTGGCTTTATCGGGAGGTGGTATCGATTTAGAAGATGCAATAGATATTAGACAGATACGTAATTTAAAATTGGCTAATCAATTATTAAAACAAAAACGTAAACAAAAACAACAACGCGACCAGCAAATACAAGAACGTCAGATTCAATTAACTGCGGCTGCAAATGCAGATGCAGCAGAAAAAGCAGCTGAAGTAGAATTACAAAAACAACAAGCATTAGCTGAAAAAGAATTACAAATTGAACAAGGTAAGTCTCAATTTGAAATTCAAAGAATGCAAACTGAAGCAGAAATTAAACGTCAATTAATGGCAGAGGAATTTAATTATCAATTGCAATTAGAGCAAATGAAAATGCAAGCAGAACAGCAAAAAGAAAAAGATATAGAAGATAGAAAAGACAAAAGAGTTAAAATCCAGGGATCACAACAAAGTGATATGATAGATCAAAGAAATAATGATTTATTACCTATAGATTTTGAAAACAAAGGCCAAACAGGAATGTTTCCTACGGCTTAATTATTAATTATTTAATTATATTTTATTATGGCAGAACAAAAAGCGGCCGTCGAGGTCAAGCAAGAAGGTGACTTTAAAATAAAGTCAAAACCTAAAAAAATGAAGGACTTAGGAAGTAAGTCAAAAAATGAAGTAGTAAAAGTAGATTTATCTAAAGTAGATACATCTTTAGAAGGGAATAATAAAATTACCCCTCCTATAAAAGTAGATTTAACAAAACCAAAAACAGATGCCGTTCAAGAGCATAAAACAGAAACAGTGGATGTGGATAAACGAGCCGGAGATGGCGAGAAAGTGGACGAAGGAACACGGGTCAGCGATACAAAGGAAGAGCCCGTTGCAGAAGTTGAGGTGCAAACTCCGATCGAAGAAATAATTGAAGAGATTGTAGAAACTACTCCAGAAAAAATTGAAAATATTCAAGAGGTAACTAAAGAACCTGTTGTGGAAACACAACAACTTCCGCAAAATGTTGATAAACTTGTAAAGTTTATGGATGAAACAGGCGGAACAGTAGAGGACTATGTTAAACTTAATAGAGATTATGACAAATTAGATGACAATTCTTTATTACATGAATATTATAAACAATCGAAACCTCATTTATCACAAGATGAAATTAACTTCTTAATTGAAGATAAATTTCAAGTGGATGAGGATGTAGACGAAGAAAGAGATATACGTAGAAAAAAGCTAGCTTATAAAGAAGAAGTTGCTTACGCGAAAAAGGATTTAGAAAGTTTAAAAAGTAAATATTATGCTGATATTAAACAACGTCCCGGAGTAACACAAGAACAACAAAAAGCTACAGATTTTTTCAATCGTTACAATAAACAGCAAGAAACTATAAAGCAAAGTCACGAAGCGTTTCAAAAACGGACCGAAGATTTATTTGATACAGAGTTCAAAGGTTTTGATTATTCTGTAGGTGAAAAGAAATTTAGGTATAAAGTTCAAGATCCTTCTAATGTAGCTAAAAGTCAATCTGATATTAACAATTTTATTAACAAATTTGTAGATAAAAAAGGGAATATTAATGATACTGCAGGTTACCATAAAGCTTTATATGCTGCTATGAACGCTGATAAACTAGCGAGTCACTTTTATGAACAAGGGAAAGCAGACGGTGTTAAAGGCATGGTCAAGCAATCCAAGAACCCAGCTAAAGATGCACCAAGGCAAGTTGCCGGTGGGGATGTATTTATAGATGGATTAAAAGTAAGGGCTATTAGTGGAACAGATTCATCTAAATTGAAAATTAAAAGAACATTTAACAATTAAAATTTAAACAATTATGGCTTTAAGTCCCCAATTTGGAACGATAATCCCTAGTCAAGTACAACAGATACTTGCTACGAATTATCTAAATTTTGCTGGTGGTGGAGTAACATTCGCACAGCAATATTTGCCAGAAATCTACGAACAAGAAGTTGAAAGATACGGTAATAGAACTTTATCTGGATTCTTAAGAATGGTAGGTGCTGAGCTTCCTATGACAAGTGACCAAGTAATCTGGTCAGAACAAAATAGATTACATATTGCTTATGACAACTGTACCTTTGTAGCGGGAGGTCCTGCAGCTGACATTATTACTATACCTGCTGGTGTAACTAACGTTATATCTCCAAGATCTACTATCGTTGTGATGGATGATTTCGGTGCAGAAGTAAAATGTTTAGTTGTTTCGTCTAACGTTGGACCTGGTCCAACTACTATAAATGTTGATCCTTATACAGCTGCTACTATAGCAGGTGCAGGTTTAGTCGGAAACGTAAAAATATTTGTTTACGGTTCTGAATACCTAAAAGGGTCTACAACACCTAACGCTGCTGCCGGTCCTGCCTTAGTTGGTGGAACTAGTTACGTAAGTGTTGATCCAAATTTCACACAATTCCAAAACAATCCTATCATTGTAAGAAGCAAATACACAGTATCTGGTTCTGATATGGCTCAAATAGGTTGGGTTGAAGTTGCTACGGAAGATGGAACTTCTGGATACCTTTGGTATCTAAAAGCTGAGTCTGAAACAAGACTTAGATTTGAAGATTATTTAGAAATGATGTGTGTTGAAGCTGAGCTTGTTGCTCCTGCTTCTCCAATCGTTCTTCAAACTGAAGCAAATGGTTCTGAAGGACTTTTTGCTGCTATTCAGAATAGAGGTAACGTAATGGTTGGCTTTAGTGCTGCTACAGGTATCGGTGACTTTGATGATATTCTTAGAAACTTAGATACTCAGGGAGCTATTGAAGAAAACATGTTATTCCTAGATAGACAAACTGCTTTGGATTTTGATGATATGCTAGCTAGTATATCTTCAGGTGCGCAGGGTGGTACTGCTTATGGATTATTTGAAAACTCAGAAGAAATGGCTTTAAACTTAGGTTTTAGCGGTTTCAGAAGAGGTTCTTACGATTTCTATAAAACAGATTGGAAATATCTTAACGACGCTTCAACGCGTGGTGGTATGACTGGTCCTGCTTCTATAGAAGGAGTATTAGTCCCTGCTGGTACGACTACTGTTTATGATCAAATTCTTGGTACTAACATCAGGAGACCTTTCTTACACGTAAGATATAGAGCTTCTGAAGGTGATGACCGAAGAATGAAATCATGGTTAACAGGTTCTGCAGGTGGAGCTTATACTAGTGATCTTGATGCAATGGAAGTAAACTTCCTTTCAGAAAGATGTTTAGTAACTCAAGCTGCTAACAACTTCGTATTATTCCAAGGAGTATAATCATTTTAAAGATAGGGGTGCTTCGGCACCCATTATCTTTATTTTTTAACTATTTAATTATATTATATTATGGCAAAAACCAAAACACAAGAGGTTGCTATAGAAGAATTACCAGTTGTAGAAGGACAGGTAATTGAAAATGTAGC